ATTGTCGCGATTTTGCGGCCAGCTTGCGCCAATCGCGCCTGAGATCAGGGATAATGCAGGGGCCACACGGGGGGTATAGCGTTATATATACACAGAAGTACACAGATCAGTAAAATTGAGTGTTAACCACTACAACAACTGACAACTATATATGCACAAGCAGTGTGCAATCTGCCTATTTTTTGTGCAACTGTACATTAATTGTCGCGGACTTGCACTTTAGCTATTGACATGGCAAGTGAATCATGGTATAATTATAAAAAACAAACAGAGACACACTTATAGTGTTTCACCTAAGTGTTAATTAGTTAAATTATAAATACACTTAATTGGACATTTAAGTGAGAAGAACTTAGATGTCCCTAAATTTTCTTGTTAAACTCACTTTAAGTGATACCCGACAGTCACTAATCTGTACTTACTTAAAGAAAGTTCTTGACAATGGCAAAGAAATCCGTAAAACTATACACAGATAATGTACTGGAAGCATTCTATGATGCTATCCGTAATAACACATTAGACCGTCTTCATATCCCCCACAGTGATGTCTTCTACGTGCGACAGGCAGTTGAGGCGCACTATGGTCGTTCCTTTTCTTTAAAGCACGTGGAAGATGCCATGAGGGCTGAAGGCTGGTCAGAGGATAAATAAAATGTTTACAGCAATGGTGCTGGCCTGTGCTATAGGCATGACTAACACTTGTATTGAGGCCACAGATGAATTAGGTCCGTATGAGACTAGGGAGCAATGTGTGATGCGTGTGCATCAGATGATTGCCACAATGCAATCTACGTTTCCTGTGCCGCATACTTATCAGTACAAGTGCGTAGAACAGCCTATCACGAAAGAAGGTATTTCACTATGAGTGTAACGTATCGTGGTATCACATTCCCCGGTTACAATCGGCCCATCAAGTCTAACCGGGAAGGTAAGAAGAAGATGGTGTTGGCAAAAAAAGGTGAGACAGTAAAACTGATCCACTTTGGTGCCACAGGATATGGACACAACTACAGTGCGGCTGCACGTAAATCATTCAGGGCAAGACACAAGTGTGACACTGCTACTGACATCCTGTCTGCCCGGTACTGGGCATGTCGCACCCTGTGGGGCGGGGCAGGTAAACCAAAACAATCTAGCCCTAAATCAAGAAAAGGAAAATACTAATGCCTATAGTAATAGAAGAAATCTCTCCAACTTTTGAAAAAATCCGTGACGAAGCAATGGAGTTTGCCAGAAAGAATGATCTTGATGAGGTTGAGGCGCAGAAGCATCTCCGTCGTAAGCTGAAGCAAGCTGGTGTGGCACTTCCCCCTAGCATGGCTACTGATGAAGAGTTCAAGCAGCAGATGAAAGAGACTGAAGAGTTTGAACGCAATCGCCGCAACAAAGCCCGTACTCAAAACAATGCTCGTGGTGGTATGGCAAAGAAAGCCCAGATGATGAAGGGCGGTATGGCAAATGGCAAGATGCACATGTACTCTGCGGGTGGTGCTGTTATGGATAACCTGACTCCCGCACAGAAGAACATGGTTAAGAAGATGGCAGCAGCCAACAAGAAGTAATGCATCCCGTTGAGCGTGATATACGCACGTGGTCAAAAGACTTTTTAGAAGTACCCAATGCTAAACTAAATGGTCTACCACCCTGCCCCTACGCCAGAAAGGCGTGGGCTGATGACAAGGTGGTGTTCAGTATCAATACAGGACTAGACGGACTAATGGAAGAAGTCCGCAAGTTCAATGACCACGACTACGATATCGTAGTGTGGGCAGAAGAAGATTTGCCAGACATGGAATACCTTGATGGGTATTGCGATGGCATCAATGAGTTGGCGTCTTTGGTCGGTATGGATTTGCACCTGATGGTGTTCCACCCCGACTATGACGCAACAGAGGCTGGTCTTGATTTCCTTGTCGATGACGACGTAACGGATGACAGCCTGTCATACTGCATGGTCTTTGTTCAGTTATTATCTAAACTAGACGATGCAGCTTTATATTTGGAAAAGTCTAATTACTACGAACATTTTCCAGAAGAAGTGTACGATGCTTTAGTGCTTGACAGAAGGAGATTACGAGATGGCAATGGGCAAAGCTAAAATGGCTAAGAAGAAGAAAATGATGCGTGGCGGCGGCATGGGCATGAAAAAAATGCGCGGTGGCGGCATGGCTAAGATGGCTAAAAAGAAAAAGATGATGCGCGGCGGTATGGCTAAAAAGAAGAAGTAATGCCATATGTTGCAGATTCGGAAATACATGGACTTGGTGTTTTCGCAGATAGGGACTATGCTCAAGGAGATACAATTGAGTTGTGTCCTTATCTGGTCGCGGGTTATGCTGACGTTGGAGATGAGTGTGTCCTCCATGACTATATGTTTCACACTCCTTATGACGGCGAAGAGGAATATTATATCCCACTGGGTTATGCTATGGTCTATAACCACAGCGCAAGTCCAAACGCTGAGTGGGACATTGAAGAAGAAGATGAACGCTTTGTTAAGTTTTATGCGCTTAAAGAAATAAAGCAAGGCGAAGAAATACTTCACGATTACGGTGAAGAGTATTGGGAAAGCAGAGTATCTGAACAGGAGTAGGAGATGGCACGTGTCTCTAAAAAAGCCCCCGCAAAAAAAGTCAAAACCTCACAAGCTAGGACGAAAACGAAACAGGCTAGAGCGGTTAAACTTTCGACGGGTGGTGCGCCAAAGAGCAAAAGCAGAGTTAACGAAGCTGGCAACTATACTAAGCCCGGAATGAGAAAGCGGCAGTTCAACCGCATTAAAGCTGGTGGCAAAGGTGGCGCACCCGGACAGTGGTCGGCGCGTAAAGCCCAGATGCTTGCGTCTGCCTATAAGAAAGCAGGGGGCGGCTACAAGTAACAATGAAACACGTCTTCCTCCTGTTTGTCTTTCTTGGCATAGGAGAGGACAGGCGTCAAGTTAGTGGGGATATGTACTTCCGTGACTTGAATGATTGTGTTTGGTATGCACAGAAACTTCATAAGCAGGGACAGCGCGTGACAGCGTACTGCTTACCTGCTATTGTAAATAAAGATATGGAGACTTACTGATGCTTGCCGAATTGGCCGCAGCAAACGCAGCATTTAGCGTTATCAAGCAAGCCGTGCAGAACTCTGGCGATATAGCCAAGGCTGGCAGTGCAATCGCTAAGTTCGTCGGTGCAAAGGAAGACCTACAAAAGAAAGCCAGTAAAAAAGGTGGCGGCTCTGACCTAGAAGAGTTTATGGCTCTTGAGCAGATACGTGAGAAGGAAGAGCAGCTAAAGCAGTTTATGATTTACTGTGGTCGGCCCGGACTGTGGGGAGACTGGCAAAGGTTTCAGGCAAAGGCCCGTGTAGCACGGCGAGAGGCAGATGAAGCTGCTAAACGTAAACGTAAACAGATACTGGAAATAACAATTGTCACATTTTTGTTTATTGTCGGATTGGGCATTCTTGGCTGCATAGTGCTACTGGCTTTACACTCACAAGGAAAGATATAATGACACTGAAGAAGTCACAGCAAAGTCTCAAGTCTTGGACAAAGCAAAAGTGGCGGACTAAATCAGGCAAGCCTTCTGCCAAGACAGGTGAACGATATTTGCCTGAGAAAGCAATAAAGTCCTTGACAAGTGCAGAGTATGCTGCTACAACTAAGGCTAAAAGAGAAGGCACACGTAAGGGAAAACAGTTTGTACGCCAACCTAAATCTATTGCTAAAAAGACTGCAAGATTTCGCAGAGGCGGGTAATGATCCACGAGATATTCGTTTGAAGGACGCAGAGCCAGATGTAGAGGCTCGTGTGTATTTGATTAAGAAAAAACTATGGGAAATAAAAAATGTTAACGGCACTGATAGGACCGATAGCTAGTTTAGCGGGGACATGGTTAGATGGTAAAGTTGAACAAACAAAAGCTACGGCAACAGCGAAGGTCGCTAAAGCAAAAGCTGAAGCAACTATCATGGAGAAAAAAGCCACTGGCGAAATTGATTGGGACATTGAAATGGCACGTGGTTCAACTTCTTCTTGGAAGGATGAATGGCTAACTATTTTATTCAGTATCCCATTAATACTGGCTTTTATACCCGGAATGGAAGAGGTAGTATCTAATGGCTTTGCGCAGCTTCAGGCCATGCCGGAATGGTATCAATACTCTCTTGGTGTTATTGTTGCCGCCAGCTTTGGTGTACGCAGTGCTACAAAATTCTTTGGTAAAAGGTAGTCCAGTTGCTGATGTGGAGTATGCACGACAGAACTACAGAAGAGCAAGCGAGGAAGAACAGTGGCAGACCTAACGATGGAAAGAATGCTCAAGTGGAAGATACTACCACGGCTGATGATGCTTGGGATGTCCTTATCCGCTTGGCGGGTAGTGGAGTGGTTTATGACATTGCCAGACCCTACGTCACAGCAAGCAGCACTTGTAAGTGTCGTGACAGGGGCCATGACAGGTGCCTTTGCGGTATGGATGGGACATGAGAAATGAAATACAATAAAGATGATTTTTTGAATAAGTTGATTGCTCACGAGGGTTTACGCCTTGATGTATATAAAGATACGTTAGGTATTAACACAGTGGGCATTGGCCGTAATCTGGATGACCGGGGCATCAGTAAAGAAGAACTGGACTGGATGGATATCCCAAGTATTGACCACATCTTTTCTGATGGCATCACTGAAGCTGATGCTATGTACCTCGCACAGAATGACGTGCAGATAGTCGAAGAGGAACTTGTCCGTGCGCACCCTTGCGTAGATGAGTTAGACGCTGTACGTCAACTTGTACTTATGGACATGGCATTTAACCTTGGTGTGCCTCGTCTTTGTAAGTTCAAAAAAATGTGGGCTGCTGTACACGAAAATAAATTTGACGTAGCGGCAAAAGAAATGCTTGACAGCAGGTGGGCAAATCAGGTAAAATCACGTGCAACTAAATTAGCACATGCAATGCATCATGGTGAGTTTAATGGCTAGA